ATTTTTAATGAAATGGAATGGATTGATTTTGATAGATTGTATCTAACATATAATCTTTTGGGAATTGATAGGTTTAACAAAATTGAAAACAAAGTATTTGAATCATACTATGGTGATGAGACAATGCCAATAGAAATGAATCGAATGGGCGGGTCTTATGAATGTTTTTATTCAGATAAAGAACAATTTAATCAATATTTCTTGGGTAGAACATTAGTTCCTTTAACTCCAAAAGAAAAAGATAGAATTTTAGATTTGATGCCATATTTTGACCATTATAAATGGAGAACTTTAATTGACCATTTAGTGATGAAAAAAGATTTAATAAATCTTGGTGAAGATGTTAAATTTAAATTCACAAACATTAGTAGTTTTAATTTAGAACATGAGGAGTTTAGTCGTCTTTTACAATCGTACAGAAAAGGTGAAGTTGAAAGATTCTATGGTGATGTTGATAGTTTAGAAACACCCATTGAACACCAAGGTGAAACTTATTATCCTGTTCTTTTAAGAAAGACTATGGACTATGAAAAAGAATCACAACACCAACGAAATTGTGTTCGTGGGTATTCAGAAAGACCGGATTGTTTAATATTCTCAATTCGTAAAGATTCAACCGATGGTGATGATAGAATAACTGTGGAATATAGATATAAAATAGATGAAATATTAAATGTTCAAGAAAGGACTAGATTTAATGAAACACCATCATTAGAGTTTTCACAAGTTGCTAAAATTCAACTTGCAAATATTAACTTACTTTACAAACTCGGAACTTTAAAATTACCAAGGATGGTTAAAAAGTATCGTAACGGTAAAACTGTGGAACAAGAGGCAACATTTAAAAGTTTGGAACATGATGGGACTAAAGTAATTGCAATGACCCCACATTGGAATTACCCAACTCCCGAACTACAGAATTGGCAAAATGATATTTTATACCATCAAGATTATCAACATTTGGACTTTGTAGAAGATTTACTTCCATAATAATATATTTATTTTATTTACTATGGATAAAATCGAGTTTGTACCTTCTTATGTATATGATACTTTCAATACTTTATTTGAGAGTGGTATAAGACCCAACTCCGTAAAAACTAGAAATATAACTTCTCAAGGATTAACAACTTTAATGGAAAAAGGTACTGTGGTATGGTCCAATTCCTTATTTGACCAAAAACATTATTATTTAGAGGGAGTTATTAGATGGAGTAAAAACCAAGTACTAATTTATTTCCAAAAAGTTGAAAATGAATCAACATACAAAATAAACATTCTGACTGATGATTTATCAAGAATAGATATTCTTTTGGTTGGTTTAAATAAATTTTTTACAATAGATAATATATGAAAGTTATTGTTTTATTTACAATGAAAGGGTGTCCACATTGTACAGATTTGAAAGAATTATTTCAAAATAATGAAGTAGCATTTATCGATAGAGATATTTTTGAATATTCTGATGAGTATGAAGAATTTGTAAGTGCAAAAAAAAATGAATTTGTTCCTGCAATGATATTCATGACATTAGATAAATCTGGCGAAAACTATAGTGACGTTAAATTGTTGGCTCCTGATGATGATTACCAAGACATTACAGAAGCCTTCAATTTAGCGAATAGTTATTTATCAGAATAAAATAATCTCGTTTAGTAAATCTAACTCTTCTATTTTTTCTTCGATATTTTTATTTCCAAAAGTATCAGATAAAGATTTTTCATCAAATGGAAATACATCTAAAATCATTGATTCCATCCATTCAGTTTTAACCACATGATTATCATTATTAATTTTAAAAATGATATTTTCTGAATCAATGTTGCTATATAATTCATCACTATAAATTGAAAAACTTAAATTGTCTGATAGTGATTTTGCAAAAATATGGTTAGAAATATAATTACCTAAAAAACTATAGTATTTCTCAATACCATTAGATAAACCATATTTTCTTTCAGAATGATACTCTAAATTTTCAAAATTAAATTCAATTAATTTATAATTTGGATAATTTAACCTTAAAACATTACTTAAAACATTATTATCGGAATCAGAATTGAAAAGAATAATTTTATTATTGTAGTCAAGTTTTATATTAATTTTTACACCACTGTCAAAAAAATTATCAACAAACCCCAAAAGACTTTTTTCTATTTTCTTTGATAATTTATCAAAATTAAAATTCAAATTGATAGGGTTTGTTTTTAATACATCAACAAAATTAATAATGTCAATTACTTTAACCGTTTCATATCTACTATCTTTAAATTCACTTAAATAGTTTCTAAAACTTTCAAGAATATTAACAGTTTGTTTGGCTGTGGTAAAACCATTAACAATGAAAAAACTCCTGTGATTAAAAACCGTTAATTCAGTCTTACATCCAGGAGTTACTTCTTCGAATTTGTTTACAAGAATATTTGCTAGTGTGTTGCATAATCTTTTTCCATCTAAAAGATTATTAATTTCAATTTGTGACATTATTAATATTTAACTTTTTATTTTTACAATCTTATGTAAAAAAAAAATTTAGTTAAATAGTAATTATTTTTTGTTGTAATACTTTTCAACAATTTTTGTAACTGCACTCTTAACAGACTGTGTGTTTTGTTGACTCTGTGTTTGAGTTTGAGTCTGTGTTTGAGTTTGAGTTTGTGTTTGGTTGTTTTTACATCCGCATCCTGACATAATCTTTATTTTTATTTAGTTTATTATTTTAAATTTATGTTTATAACAAGTTTTTCTAATAGAACCATTATAACCATTATTTACTTTCTTACCTCTAAGTGAATTTGACAATTTCATTCTAACATTTCTATGTTTTCCTTTAGCAAACCCATTTTCAATTAAATAGTTTGCTCCATCAACTAAATTGTCAAAAACAAACTCATTTTTATTATAAATATTAATCAAAACAAATCTTTCAAAATTACCATTCTTTTTTTGATTATATTTTGACAATTTATTTTTAACTTCGTCGTTGTACGTGTTCCTTCTAAATTCATTAACTGTCGCTAAGTTGTAACCAAAATTAGATTCGTTTGATTTAAAAATTGTAATATATTTATTTTCTAACTGAATTAATTCTATTGAATTACATAGTTCTAAAATTTCGAATGTAAAGTTTTCTTCACCAAACTTGTTATATGAATTTTGTAAATGACTATTGTCGTGTTTATTATTACGCAACATCCAAAAATGTTTGTATTTTCTGGCATGAACATTAACAGAACTACCTATATAGGTTTTACCATCAACTAAGTTTCCTATTTTATATATTCCTGCATTCATATAGTATAAATATCTAATTAAATATTACTAAAACTTTCATATAAGCCATAAACTAAATTTGTAATATATTTATAACATATGTCATTAGAAAAAATCATAAAAAGGGTCATTTATGAACAGATTGAAAATGTTATAAGGATTTCACCTGAAGACTTTAAAGAAAATTTGCCCTATTTCAATAGTGATGTTGCATTACTAAAAAAATATTACAAAAATAAAGATATTATAATCACCGGTGATTTAGATTTACAATACGACAAAGAAATTAAAAATCTTGATTCACTCTCTAAAATTGAAGGTAATTTAGATATTAGTTATAGTAACGTTGATGTTTTTGATGAAAGTAAGGCTAAAAACTTTAGAGACTGGAATAGTAAAAGATATTATATAAGACAACAAAAAATACTTCAAGAAAAACTTAATTATTTAGATGAACTAAGAAAGAAAAACGATTGGAATATTCAAAATGGAAAAAAAATATCCTACCAAACAGAGGCATTATACGAACATTTAGAAAATCAACGTAAATTGTCTTATTATGACGATGGCGTTAGTGAGGAAGAAGTTCTTGAGGACAAATATTTTATTTATCCTGAAAAATACACACATTATGGTGGTGGTTTTTTTACTTGGTTAGGTGAGGATGATAGAGACACAGAATGGATGGTATATAGTGAAGACGAAATAGAAAGTGCCGCTAGACGTTCAATCGAGGGGAGAATAGATGAACTTGGATATGAAGCATTTGCTTCTTGGGTTTGGGAAGACCATTTAGATAATGAGTCGGTTAGAGGTTTTTTAAGTGATTATATATCAGAATCAATTTATGATGACCCTGAAAATTGGGGAATTAAAAAAGATTTAACACAACAACAAGAAAAAATTGTAAATATATACAAACAAAAAATTGAAAAATTAGAACAAAGAATAAATAATGAAGATTTAGATGAAGAAACCGAAAATAGCATCCAAGACGAAATTGATGATATAACACAACTAATAGAAGACGTTGAAGAAAATCCAGAAGGTGATTACAACCAAGACGAAATAGAATCAGCAATTGAATCTTATGTTGACGATAATGAAGATGAATTTGTTTCATTTTTAAACGACCAAGGATTCGACAAAAATGAAATTTTTTATTATGTTGATACGGAGGCTGTAATAGATTATATAATTAATAGTGATAGTTGGGGGGATATTTTAGGTAGTTATGACGGTGACCACGATGAAATTGATGTAAATGGAAAGACATTTATTATAATGAGATATAATTAATTTATTTACTGACCAACATATTTTTCTTATTTTTTATACATGGAGACAAATTGGGTATTTCAAGAGCCAGTAGATTTTGAACACAAACAATATATTTTATTAGGGTATTTACAAAAAATTGAAAAAGAGTTAAACGATTTTAAACTTTATCCAAATTTTCAATTGTTGTCACTTCATTTGGCTAATATAAATTTAGTATTACAAAAAGGTCAATATTTGTCATTGACAAAAAAATTAAAAGAAAAAGACGAAGAAATTTTATTATCAGATTTAGTTAGTCAAGAAATACCACCAATGACTGGACAAGAAATCTTAGAATTATATAGAATAAGCAAATATTCATCAGAGAAATTACAAAACTTTTTTGACCACGCAAAAGCAATTTGGGAGTTGGTGAATGATAGTATTTCATTAACTGTACTAAACAACTCAAAAAAAATTGAAAGCAAACAAGGACTTTTTATAATTAAAAACAAAGAAAAAAATTACTTATACGAATTTGTAATTAAAGAAATAAAAAAGAATTTTCCTGATGTTAAATGCTACATTAAAAAAATATGTGAGATTGAAAACCAAGAAATTACTCCAGAGTTATTTGAAAACAAAAAAACTTTAATTAAAAATTTAAGCAGTGAAGAAGTTCATAGAGAACTTATACTATTCAAAGTAAATCACGACGATAATTTTCCATTCAATGAGACATTGATTCCTTTGACCAAAAGAAAATTGTTAAACTTTATACAACAATCTAAAATTATAAATAAGGTTAATTTGACAAAAACAATTCAATAAACTATACTATTGATATGAAGAAAAAAGAAATCATTAAAGAGATTAAAAGTATGGTTAAAAAGTATCCCAATGACTTAGATTTAGGAAACCAAGTGAGAACCTTTTTGTTAAACTTAAAAAGTAAAAAGAGTAATGGGATTTAATAAAAGATTTCTTAACAAAGAACAAATTTTAAAAAATCAACATCATATAATTGAGTATCTTCAAGCAGATGCACTTTTTATAACGGATAAGTTTTCTGAAGAAGTTTACAGATTATTCAAGGATGGGGCAAATGAAAAAACAATAATTGAATATATAAATAAAAATAAATGAAAGTAACCTTAGAATATGTATGGTTAGATGGATATACTCCAGAACCAAACCTTAGAAGTAAAGTAAAAGTTGAAGAAATTAATACAAATGTGAATGAGTTCAAATTTCCAGAATGGAGTTTCGATGGGTCATCAACAAATCAAGCAAACACAGAAAATTCAGATAAAATATTAAAACCTATAAGATATTATACTCAAAAATCTTTTCCTTTAGAAAATAGCAGGGTATATGTTTTATGTGAAGTATTAAATTCAGACGGCACACCCGACGAATCAAACATTAGGTCAAAAGTTGAAAACCAAGAAGATTTGTGGTTTGGTTTTGAACAAGAATATTTTATTAAAAATTCAAAAACAAATAATATCTTAGGCCACGAAACCCCACATTTAGAACCCCAAGGAAAATATTATTGTGGAGTTGGACATAATGTTGTTGGAAGGGGTTTTGCTGAGGAACACATGGCGTTATGTTTAATGTATGGTATGGAAATAACAGGTATTAATGCTGAAGTCGCATTAGGACAATGGGAATACCAAGTTTTTTCTAAAGGAAGTTTGAAGGCTGCCGATGATTTATGGATGACAAGATATTTTTTACATAGACTTTCAGAAAAGTACAACTATGAAATAATTTTACACCCAAAACCAATTAAAGGTGATTGGAATGGTTCAGGGATGCATACCAATTTTTCAAATGAAAGAATGAGAACACTTGGTGGTTATGAATATTTTCAAGCAATTTTCAATACATTTGGTTCAAGACATCATGACCATATTAAAAATTACGGTTCCGAAAATAATTTGAGACTTACAGGAAAACACGAAACACAATCAATTGAAAAATATAGTTATGGTATTGGTGATAGAGGGGCATCAATTAGAATCCCAAAATCAACCGCCGAAAATTGGAAAGGGTATATTGAAGATAGAAGACCGGCATCTAACGCTGATTCATATAAAGTTGTTTTAGAAATTATAAAATCACTTAAAAGTACAGAAACATTAATGGAGATTACCATGAAAATGAATACCAAAATAAACGTAGATGAACTGAGCGGTAAATACGGAACAGTTACAAATGAAGAGTTGTTAAAAGAATACAGAGAAGAGGAATAATGGTTAATGGATGGGCGTTATTAGTGGAGATAGTTTTTGGTTTTTTAGCCCAAATTGGAACATTCTTCCAACTTCAAGGACCTTTTAAATATGAATGGATAAAAAATAATTATTGGTTAACAGTAATGATGGGTATACCAATATCTATGTTATTTATTTATTCTGTAAAAAATATGATAATAGCGTTTAATGGTCAAATGTGGCCTTCAAGGTTGATTGGGTTTAGTGTTGGAGCAGTTGTTTTTACATGGTTAAGTTGGTTAATTTTTAAAGAACCACTAACACTTAAAACCATAGTTTGTTTAATTTTAGCAATAGGAATTTTAATAATACAATTATTTTGGAAATAGAATGGAAAATAAAGAACAGGTAAACCATCCAGAACATTATGGAGGTTCAGAAAACACATACGAAGCAATCAAAGTTATTGATGCTTGGGATTTGGGATTTAGTTTAGGAAATACAGTAAAATATATATCACGTGCAGGAAAAAAAAGAAAAGATAAAGAACTTGAAGACCTCAGAAAGGCTCTTTGGTACCTCCAACACCACATCGAAACGCTTGAAAAAGAAAACAGGTTTTGATAAAGAAATAAATGTTTGGGACGCTCTTACAACACCAAACGAATTATTAAGAGAAACCCTTATAAATTTTATGTGGGGATTTTTAGGTAATTCAATAGTAGTTTTTGCGGCAAAAGAACTGGACTTTATGGTTTTAATTAACTATATTGTTTATTACGTATTGATTTCTTACATTGTTAATAGAAAAAAATATGAAACCATGTTAGGTAAATTTGTTGTCCTACCTGGTTCGGCGGCGGCAGGGGCATTTACAGGATATAAATTAGCACAAATAATAGCAGAATTGGTATGAAAATTAAAAAAAAACATAGAAAGAAGATATAGAATTATTGCGGGATGTATAATTTTATTTTGGTTAATGATGACAAGGGTTTTAGTTAGTGAAGTAATAAAAATGATATTTTAAAATGATAGAAACAGGAAGAATAATTAATGGAGATTGTATTGAGGTAATGAAGACATTACCAGAAGGGTGTATTGATTTGGTTGTTACAAGTCCACCATATGGTGTGGGAATTGATTATGACGTACATGAAGATGATGTTGAGTTCACAGAGTATGTTGAATTTGCTAAGTCTTGGTTGTCTGAAACATATAGATTATTAAAAGACGATGGACGTATCGCTTTGAACATTCCCTATGAAATCAACAGACAAAAAAAAGGTGGACGTATTTTCTTTGTTTCTGAAATGTGGCAAATCATGAAAGAAATTGGATTTGGTTTTTTTGGTATTGTCGACCTTGAAGAACAATCACCACATAGAAGTAAAACTACAGCTTGGGGTTCTTGGATGAGCCCATCATCACCTTATATCTACAACCCAAAAGAGTGTGTTATTTTAGCATATAAAAAACATCATATTAAAAAAGTTAAAGGAGAACCGCAATGGATAGGAACACCAACTGAGGTTGAAAATAAAGATGGTATAGTAAGAACTAAAAATGTATATGAAGAACAGGATAAGAAAGAGTTTATGGAACTTGTGTTTGGTCAGTGGAATTACTTTGCAGATACTAAATCACTCACCAAGGCAACGTTCTCGATGGACATTCCAACCAAAGCGATTAAAATACTATCCTACAAGAACGATATAGTTATGGACCCATTCGCTGGTAGTGGTACTAGTTTAGTGGCCGCACAAATACTTGACCGAAGGTGGTTGGGAATAGAACTAAGTGAAAATTATACAAATATCGCAAGAACAAGAGTTGAATACTTCAAAACATTAGAAACTCTACAAGAAACCCCACCATTATAGTGGGGATTTTTGTTTTATAGTATATTTATTGTTATGAATACAATCCTCAACGAACAAATTTTAAGAATTAAACAAGTCATGGGAATTTGTGAAACTAAAGAAGAGGATAAAAAAATTATAGATAATTGGTTTGAATATGTTAAAAATACATCACATGAGGATGCTGTAAATCAAATGAATAATGGGGGAAAATATTTAGAACTAAGACAAGAATCTATTGATGCTGGGGAAAGAATTTTTGTTTATGAAAAAATAGAAGAAGCCAAGTCCATTGATGAATTAATAAATTTATTTAGAAGAGACTTCAAGTTTATAGATTATGTACGTAAACATTTTTGGGGAACTGGAAATCAACGGTACTTGGAAATGAAACAAGCGTTATGTCTTCTTAATGGGGGGTCTGAAAATCAATGTTATGATTTAGATTTGCGTTCTGATATACTACTCTATGATAAACCCATAAATTGGGACAAAGTAAATAAAATTGTTGACGAAATACCAGGACTAAAAGAAAGGGTTTATAGATTAAAAAGAATAGCTAGTGCGAATAAAATAACCTCAAATTTTGAAACTAATCAACCAAACATCAAAAAAAACAAACCAACGAGCGGTCCTGACCAATACATATCAAAATTAAACTACAGTGATGTTGGATTTAATACTGCAGAACCCAGTGAAAGTATGAAAAAATACGCCGAAGCATTATCAAAAGAAAACCCAAATGAAATTGAATCGTTGGTAAATAATTTAGTTGACAGGTTCAAAAATTTGATGACAACCAAAGTAAATAAAGAAATAAGCGCTGCGGGTATGAGTAAAAGTTGGGCATATTGGGATATTGGTAAACAACTTTATTTTTATAATAATCCTGAAGAAAGTAATTACAGACTTGGAAATCCTCTAACTGACAAATGGATACAACAAAGTATTATTAACAGAATGATTGGTTGGGAAGTTACAAATGGAGGAAAAAAACAAAATGGCGATAAATATTCTTCTGAAGAATTAACAAATATTGGAGAAACTTATTTATGAAAATTATTATAACTGAAAGTCAATTTAGAATGATGATTAAAGAATCAGGTATTAGAGATATTAATGATATTGCAAAAAGATACCCAAAGGCTAAAATTTATTTTCATCAAGATTTAGATGGTGTTACAACGGCAATAGCCATGAAAAACTATTTGGAACAAAATGGTATTGATGTTGTTGATTGTGAAGTAATACAGTACGGGTCAAAAGAATTTGCAATAAAAAAACCTGAAGGTGAAGGGAACATTATGCCGGTCTTAGTTGATTTTGCACACGGTAAACCAATGTTTGTTATTCATACAGACCATCACGATAGTCAATCCGGTGTCGAAGACGATACTGCGACAAGTTTTAAACACGCAAGGTCCAATGTTGAAACAATTTCTCAAACAATTTCACCAAAAGATTTATTTAAAGACGAAGATTTATATCTAATATCGACAGTCGATTCGGCAAACTTTGCTGTAAATCAAATAACTCCAGAAATGGTAATGAATTTTGTTTTTAAGTATGACAAATATGAAAGTGTTAAAAGAAATAAAATGATGATGGGGCTTGTCGTTAATAAACTTCTTTTATCGTATAAAAATGATAAGGTTAATGGTAGAAATTTTCTTGAATATTTAGTAATGAACTGCGAACCATCACTTGAAAATTTATATAATACAATAACAAAAATTGCAAAAGAACAAGGATATGCCACGGTTGAAACTATGACACAAAATCAAGAAAAATTCATAGAAGCAAGAAAGAAAGAAGGGGCAATAGAAAAAACAGGAAATGTTATATCACAATATGGGTTAGGTAGTATGAGAAAAGGTTCTTATGATAGATACGTTCCATTTAGAATACACCCTGACGCAGACTTTCTAGTTACAGGTCTTGGAGGGCAAGTCGGAATGGTTCAAGCATCTTGTAATCCATTTAAAGAAGAAAGAGCACTTAAAGGTATAAACTTAGGTGAAATCAAAGATGAAGTTTTAAATATCTTCAAACCTGAATTAGAAAAAGAAATATTAAGTTTTAGAATTATTAAAAGAATCTCAGAAAGAGAGGCAACTCCCGAGTCAGTTGGATTCACAACAAAAGATATGATGGCATTATATGGTAAAATGCCTTCATTTGATTCTGAAAAACTAACTATTAATGGTTATGACTTTCTGAAAGCAAATTCAGGAGGACATAAATGTATTACCAACATATCAGGAATAAACTTCCTATATAGTGGATATGATAAACCATACACTAAAGATTTACCTGAAGAAACATTACCGATTGCAAATTACGAAGGAGATAATAATTTTGTTAAAGACATTAAACAAAAACTTTTAAGATTTAGAAAGTTGTCAGAAAAACAAATTGAAGCGGCTCTTAATCAAATAAGAAGAGAAGGTATAAATTTTGAAGATGAAACAGAAAGTACTCCAAAAAGAACTTATTCGGATTTAGTAAAAGATATGAAAAATACTTTTGTGGATATTTTAAATAAAAAAATTGAAAATAGTTAAAACATTGAGGTTTTAATTTTGTCACCCTCTTTAATGTTTAATTCTTTACAAGTACCACCATTAAGTTCCAAAACAGTATTTCCAAATCCTTCAAACATTTCACAATCTTCCTCATTACCACAAGGAAGACAATTATGATTTATTTTGGTAATCACATTACCGTCAATCATTATTATATCTAAAGGAATAATACAATTGTACATCCAAAAAGTTTGGGTTTTTTTCTCTGGCATCATAAATAACATACCATCAAAATTATTATCAAACTTTTTACCCATCATACCTTTCTGAATTGAATCAGTATTAGCAACGACTTTACAATTAAAAATGTTATCTTTGACTAAAATTTTCACATAATATAAATATTTCAAAAAAATTTAAAAGCAATAAAACTTTTGATAAGCAAAGATATATTTATATTTATCACAAAAAAATCAAAAAATTTTTATTGTAATACGAACAAATATCAAGAATGAAATCTATGATAAATATTTTTGAAAGTGGCCATATTCCAACTAATATTTTATTTGAGGGAGAAACTAAAAATACTTTTGGTAAAAAAATAAAAATTATGGGTTTAGATGAAAATTTAATTGGTTATGTGAATGTAGTATCTTTTGATAATGGGTGGGAATTAGATTATGACATACCTAGATTATATGAAGAAAAAAGTTGGTGCAAAAAAAATTGTGATAAAAACTTTTTTAATAGGGACAATAGCACACACATTTACGATGTATATGTAAATGAAAATTTTAGAGGAAATGGTTTTGGAAAACAAATTATGAATTTGGCTCACGATGTATCTAAACAGGAAGGATTTAAGTATTGTACTTTAATTACTCATCGAGAAAACAATACCGCACAAAACTTATATAAAAATTTAGGATACGATTTACACTATTCAGATGACGTAAAAGATTTTTATTTTCTTGAATTGTAACTTTTTGTAAACTTAGCTATATTTATATTTATCACAAAAAAATCAAAAAATTTTTATTGTAATGTTTGACAAATCAAAATAATAGTATTAGATTTGTAAAACAATTGGGAAACGACCCATTGTATAATTTGAAAAATTGAAAGTATGAGTGAAGATTTAATCAACATTTCAGAGATTTTTTATTATTTTGACGATAAAGGAAGAAAACTTTATACTTCAAATGAAGTCTTTGCAAGTGTGAGAGCAAACTACTACGGAACTGAAGATGTTTTTGTAGAAAAAGTTTAAAAAAAATTTGACAGTCTCAAATTAAATACATAACTTTGTAAAAGATTTGAAACTTATAGGTGATGAAAGATACTCAGTATTCAAATCACAAACGTTCTTTGAAATTTAATACGAACAAATTGTTCAAACAAAATTTAAAAAAAAAGATTAACCCCCTTTTCTTTAAAATTTGTAAAACGAAGAGTTCAATGGGCCGTGTATGGTCCATTAAAATAAACCACGAAAGTGGGATAAAGTGAACCATTTGTGTTATATGGTTTGCGTCTTGATTGTCTTAGGATAATCGAGGTCGAGTACACAAGCGGGATACCGTTTAACCTTTAGTACCGAGGGCAACGCTGTAGGGAAAGTGGTTAGATGATTGGGCGATGTGGGTCGTCTAATTGAGGTGGGAACACCAATAGGAATAACTCGTAGGAATTTTGCAAAACAAAGTGTTCCAACACTTTTATTGCGAGTTCCATTATTAGAGGATACTTAAAACCGAAAGGTATGTTGATGTACAGGTGGTGCTGTTATTGACCTTGACCGACTCCCACCAAGGAGTTAGTTTCGAAGTAGTCTTGAAATATGGAAATGGGGACATTTCAGAGAGTAGTTGTGTATTCTATTGTTCAAAAGATAATAGAGCCCGTGACGGACCACTACTTTCACAATCCACGACACAAAACTTAATTATTATTAACTATTAATTTTAAATAAGGAAAAGTGTCCGTCAGGTCTAATCGAAAGGTGACTACATAGTCGTGAGTTGTTCACGGCACATAAAGCTCCCAAGGCTGAGTGTATTTTTACAAAAGACCTCTATTCCCGCAAGGAAGAGTTGGGGAGGCATCCTCGAAGAGAGTTGAGTAATAAGAGAGTAGTTTAGACCTCAAGGAGTGATTCACCTAAATAATCGTCACTGAGAAATACCATTCAAAAGATGGTGGATAAGAGTAGAAACAATAATGACTCTAAAGGTTCTCACAATAAACGTGTAATCTCAGCGTTTTTTTTTAATGGAGCCACCGGTAAAAAAATTGATGGATAGTAAAATATTATTATCCATTTTTTTGTGCAATTAATTTTTTTATATATCTTTGTGGTATGGAAAAAAATCAATTAGTTAAAGACAATCAAATAGCGGTAATCAAAAAATTCTTAGGTAAAAACATTTTCAAATTAGTTAATTTATATAAATGGAGTGAGTATAACAACACTGTTGTCAAAATAACAAATATTAGAAAATATTCAGACGGGTATAACAAATATCGTACTCACGAAAAATACATTTATCAATTCGATGTAATTGTTGATATGAAATGTGATTATTGGGCTTACTCAACTCAATATCAAAAAAATCACGCTAGAAATGCAAATAGATACATAAGACGATTAATCGATGCAACAATTAAAGAAGAATTGAAATATTTTGCTATATCAGATATTGATGAAATAGTAGTTAAAAAAATTACTTGGGATTATTTGTAATATTGAAATATTATTTTTATATTTGTAGAAGATATGGCAACAATAAAAAATATACTACTTGTTCACCCTAAGCACGGGGAAATATTAAATGAAACTTTTGTTGATGAGATTCAGTTTAAAATATTCTTAAACATGATTCACTCATCATTGACTCTTAAAGAAGACTTTTCAACTTTTAATGGGAAGGATTTCTTGATACATATTCCCTTTAATATGTTAAAAGAGTCATTAGTTTTGGGGACCAACAAGGACATAACCATGGCTGAAGTTCTTGTTGCAAAATCTAAATTGGAGGGGTAGTTTCTTTGTTCTATAAAAACAAAGTGGTGGAGAGATGTTGGCACGAACCGTGTCGACCCAAAATTAAGGTGAAGGAGACTTCACCTTTTTTTATTAATGATATATTTATTGTTATGAATATTTTATCAACCATACGAAAGATTTTAATTGAAGAATCATTCCATCAGGATTTTATTTATGAAGACATTTACGGCAATGTTGAAGAAATAAACTTGATACATGAGGCGGAGTATCAGGGACGAAAAGTTCAACTTGGTAAGATTATGCAAGGAGACATCAAAAAGTTCAAGGTATACGTTAAAAACGACAAAGGAAAGGTTGTTAAAGTGAACTTTGGGTTTGGTGGAAAATCAGCAAAAGGAAAACGAATGGTGATTAAAAAGAACAATCCTGAAAGGAGACGTTCATTTAGAGCAAGACACAATTGCGATAATCCTGGCCCAAGATGGAAACCAAGATATTGGGCTTGTAGAACTTGGTGATATTATGGGAAGAATTATTATAACAGAAGAACAACTTGAAGAGGTTGTAAAACAACTTAAAGAAAACCATGAAGGAGGTTCTTACATGGCAAAACAACAACTTTTTACAATTGCAACTTTGGCACATAAAATGTGGGAAATGATGGAAGAAGGTGAACAACTTGAAGATTGGATGGAAACAAAAATTGCCCAATCAGAACAATCAATTTTGGCGGTTGTTAAATCATATATGTATGATGAAATGGAAGATAGAATTAAGGGGTCAAGAGGATTTAATCCTGATGATTTAATTATTGGAATGTAAAAATTATCTTTTTTATAATTAACCCTCCTTTTTTTAATTGGGGGGTTTTTTATTTAAACAAAGTTTTATATATTTGTAATATAAATTAATTCAAATGGTCCCATGATGTAATTGGATAACATATTTCTCTTCTAAAGAAATCTTTCAGGTTCGAACCCTGATGGGACTACAAAAAAATAATAGGTATTGGTTCGTTTTTATTAAATTATAATATTTATAATAAAACAAACATGGGAATTGACAAAAAATATAAAAAAGAAGACCTTATAAGGTTAATTTTTACAGAAAATAAATCTTACCGAGAAATTGGTAGAATTTATTCTGTTAGTGATACTTACATAAAAAAAATTGCCAATAAATTAGGGATTACTTTAACAAGGCGGAGAAAATTCCCTGAAGGTTACAAACCTCATAATTTTGGAAATTCAAAAAAACATACGTGTAAAAATTGTAATAAAGAATTTATACCATACACAAAAAAAAATTTATATTGTTCTATGACATGTGATAATCAATATAAAGTACTTAAAAAGTATGAAGATTATATTGAGAATCAGGAAAAATATTGTTACGAAAGAGATATGAGATTTTTAAAAAAACATATTTTAAACGAACAAAATAATTGTTGTAATATATGTGGGATAAAAAATATGTGGAACGAAAAAGAATTAATTTTTGTATTGGACCATATAGACGGAAATGCGTCAAATAATATGAGAAATAACTTAAGGTTGATTTGTCATAATTGTGACTCACAGTTGGACACATATAAGTCTAAAAATAAAAACTCAGCTAGAAAAAAAAGATATATTAAAAACTAAAAAAAATAATTATGGAAGACATCTTTGAACAAGAACATTATGATTTTATTAACTCAGAAGATTATTTTCAATACATGAAAGAATTTTTTGAATATGAAGAAAAAGAAGCTTTATCTTCAGAATTAAATGAATTATAATTAAGGTAGGTTAATAGATGGTATAAGTCGTATAGCTCAGTTGGTAGAGCAATCCATTTATGGACGTGTCACAGGTTTGAATCCCGTTGCGACTTATCAAAATTAAAAAAGGTGTTGGAAACAACACCTTTTTTGTTTGTTGGCATATTTATATTTAAATAATAAAATTATGAATAGAAGTTATAGTAAAATTAGACACATGCAACAATCAAACTTGATGTTGGAAAATAGAATAATGGAAGAAAAATCAAGACAATTTTTGATGGAAATCACCGATGACAATGGTCTACTTACCGCTTATCCTGATTTAAAAACAGTATTGGAACCAAAACTTAAAGCTGCCGATAAAACAGGAGAAACAAGTGTTGGTGTGTATGGTTCAAAGGCATATTTTAGAGCGGCAAAAGGTCAGACTAATTGGACTATATATGTCTATACTTTTGGACCAAGAACATATGGTAGACCCAAATATGCTAATCCGGCAACGGTTCTAACTTTAGATTTTCCTGATACTACAATGAATGAAGTTCCGTATTTCTTTTATGGTAGTCCTGACACAGGTAGCGGCTCAGCAGCCCAAAAATTTTATTTGTCGGGAAGTTTTGGTGACATAATAGCCAATAATGGTTCATTGAAATTATCTACTAAACTCGAAGTAAAAACTGACGACGAAGTTGCTGCCGATATATCCAAACATTTTCCTGGTTTTGACGCCGCAAAGTTAGTTACAATTGCAAACAATTTAAAATTAGGTTCCTACGCAAAAAATCTATCTAAAGAAACTAGAGCTAAATTAACAGGAGTCGCTAAAACGGTTTATGATACAATTGCAGGACCGGCTCAAAAATAAAATAAAATAATTATGAAACAATTTATTATATCAGAACAAGAAAAACAAAGAATTTTGGAAATGCACCAAAATGCCACGTCAAAACAATATTTAAACGAAGACCTTTCTCAGGTTATTTTATTGTCTTTAACTTTACAATATAATTTAGCACCGGGAAATATTAAAAAATATTCCCCAACTGTTTTTTTTAGTGCTGATATTTCAACTCACAATATAAAAACAATTAGACAAATTTCTTTATTTAATCAGATTGAAGTGGGACCAAGTTATCAATCTTTAAAAGGTAATATTATTAATGGTCAATTTTCCCTTACTCCCGAACAAATCAATATATTAAAACCAAAGATAAATAAAGGACCACAAGTTTTAGAAGGGAATATGGTTATCGCCGAACAAGGCACTCAATTTGGGGTCAAACCTACAATTATTGAAAAACAAATGCCAACTCAAAAATAAAATAAAATAATTATGAAACAATTTATTATATCAGAACAAGAAAAAAATAGAATTTTGGAAATGCACCAAAGTTCAACTTCAAGACAATATTTAATGGAACAATATGTAGCAACAAGTAAAAACAATTCAGTGATTATTACTTTACCTTACAAAAAAATTAAAGACCAAAAAGGTAATATTGTAGAGGTTCCTGCTAAAGAAGCGTTTTTCAAGCCGGAATACGTCCCAACTTTTTTAGCTTTGGATGGTGACCCAGATTTAGCAAAAGAATTAAGTAAAAACCCAAATATGAAAACCTACACTCTAAATAGTATAGACCTTGGAGGTGGTGCTGGTGAAGGTACTATAACAACTTTTGGTCCTCAAAAATTTGTAAAAGGTGGTGATGGATATATTTACCTGTCCGGGAAAGCTTCAATGGGGGGTGTAACTAAAATAAACTTTGGAATCTTTCCATCTGGAAATGTAACTAAATTTTCAGATACAAATACCCCAAAAACGGGTGGAGTTACAATAAAAAAAGGAAAAGAATACATCCCAACTCAAAAATAATAAAATAAATAAAAAACAAAAAAATGAAAAGAATTGTAAGATTAACTGAGTCAGATTTAGCTCGAATTGTAAGAAGGGTTATTAATGAACAAGCACCAACATTACCAAAAGTTCCTAATTTAGAATTTCCGAATTATACATTTATATTTAGTTATGACGCCAGTGATGACAGTATTATTTGCCGAGGATATATAAAAAACCCACAAAGAGCATTGAAACAACTAGACAGTCCGGTTAATATGGGTAGTGATTATATTATGAAAAGTACTTTACGAGGTTGGGGAATGCAATCACAATTTGATGGAACAATTGGTCGTAAAATTAAAGAAACCTTGGACAATTTATTAATGCAAATTGTAGAGTACAAAAAAAAGAAACCCACTCAAAAATAAAATAAAATAATTATGAAACAATTTATAATCTCAGAACAAGAAAAAAGTAGAATTTTGGAAATGCATCAAAGTGCAACTTCAAGACAATATTTAATGGAAGCGGTTCAATCTGTAGTTTTAAGTTTAAATATTCCAACAATCAATGGTCAAATAGATAGAAATAAAAACATATCTTTTTCTATAGGTCCGCTTGGTAAAAACGCCGCAAATGAATATACAGGAATATTAAATAGTATGATTATCAATGGTGGATTTGCAAATAAATTAACAAATCAAAAATTAAATGGTGAGTATGTAAATGGAGAAATCATGTTAGGAAACGATGCCGATTTACTTATAAGTGCGATTAATAATGTGAAAAGTGATGATTTAATTGATACATCTATGTTTAATAGAAACTCCGCAAGTTTTGTAAGAAAAAAAGACCCGAACAATCCATCATCTGGGCCACAAACGGTTTTTATACAAAAAATTATTAAAAAATCGACACCAACACAAAAATAATAAAAATAAAATAACTATGAAAAAAATTATAAGACTAACCGAAAGAGACCTAACTCGTATTGTTAAAAGAGTTATCAATGAAAGACAATATTTGATGGAAGAAGAAGTTGCAACAAACTATTTCAACACTATGAAAACTAAGTTTGATGGTCAAATGACAGCATATAAATTACCGACCATTACATTACAACTAAATAACAATGGAACTATTTCGATTGTTAAAGATGGAAAAGCGGTATATACGTCAACAGTTTCACCAGATGTCCCAACTTTATTACAGGCCATATCATATAATGAAACTGTAAAAGGGACCGATATCCCAACGGTAAAATTAAGTTCTTTATTATTACCAAATTTAGTAAATGGATATACCAACTATGTTAAATCAACACCCGACGCTAAGTTAACACTAGGTCCGGTTACTGGAGCTTTACGAAGTGCTGTAACGGAAGTTGTTAACACATATTTTAAAAATAAACAACCAGCACAACCTAAATAAAAAATTAAAAACCCCACCTGAAAAGATGGGGTTTTTTATTAAGAGGCTTTTTCAAAACGACACTTTGAAATTTTCTTTACGGTTGTCATGTAATCGGTAAACCAATACCACATCACAGATTCATCTTTTGTGTTCACCAACAAACCATAATCAAAACCATCTTCAAGAATACTAACTTTTAAAACATCATCACCAAAATCTTCGTATTCAATTGGAAGAACACTTTTTTCTACATCATTAACAAAATATGTAGAAGTTTTTTCATCCAAATCTAACACGTAACGTGTATATGTGGAATCAACGTCATAACTATAATCAGGACTTGAATAAACAGAATCCAAAGTTGTTTTTCTTTCGCAAACCATTTCTTGTCTTTCAAAAACATGAATTATAATTTTTTGAGAAAAACTCAAAGTGGACAATAAAAGACCGAATGTTAAAAATAGTGTTTTCATGAGGTTTATTTTTTTAAATGATTATTTCTACAAATATACACATAAAAATTAAACCAAAAAAACTTTATTAGTTTTTTTTATTCAACTCTATATTTATATATTAAATAATAAAAACAAAACACAAAGATTATGAAGTTTTTAATTTCAGAAGAAGAAAAAAGTAGAATACTTAATATGCATAAAAATGCTATTAAAAGACAGTATTTAAAGGAACAAGAACCTACTGTGGCGGGTAATATATATAATGCAGGTCGGTCAGACAGTTTAGTTGAACAAGGAATGTATTATATAGGATTTTCAGTGGGAGGTGATAAAAACCAATATTATTACCAATGTATTTGGGACCCTAATTCGTTTTATGATGTAACAACAAACAAAGGAACCTCGCAAGAACCTGGGGCGATTTTCGGTTCTGGTGGTAAAGTAATTAAAAATCCTGAAGCAACATTAGGTTTAACCGGTAATTGGAAAGAACAATTAAAAAATGGATGTGCAACGTCATATAGTCAATTACAAAAATTCAGAGATACTCATTGTCCTAACCAAAAAGATAAAGTGTGGAAAAGTCCTGAACATTATAAACAACAATGCGAGGGTTGGAATATAAGTAAACAAAATGATGCAAAGCAAGCTGCTGCGGCGGAGGCTGAAGCTGCGACAGCGGCGTCTCAAAAAGCTGCGACAGATGCGGAAATACAAAAAAGGGCGGAGTTAAATGCTCAAGACTCTGCAAATGCACAAAATTTTAAAACAACAATGGCTGACTATAGAGCAAAGTTAGATAAGTTTGAAAGTATGACACAAGAAGAATTAGAAGCACTAATTAACGAAATAAATGCATATTGGAAAAAAAATTCTTGGACTAGTAGTGATGAAGACGAAAAGACATATATAAGGGTGTTCCCGAAATTCAACAACGAATTTAAATATAAATTCCCAGAACTTAAAGTATTATTAACAACAAAAACTTATTAAAAACAAAATTAATCTAAAAAAAACCCACCCCATAAAGGTGGGTTTTTTATTTATATACCGTTAAAACACAATAAAAAATCTGACCATTATCATAAGTAACCCCATCTATAATAATCTTATCTGAAGTTTTACTACCAACACAAAATCCGTTGTATTTTGGGTTTAACATCAACGCATTATGTTTAGGAGAATTTTTCCATAACTCTAACACTTCATTCGCTCTTTCTTCATCCGTCTTCAAATCTCTAAAACTACAAAGGTTTTCCCCAATATATGTGTAGTTGTACCCATACAAATATGTTATTCTATCTATGAATGTTTCAAATGTTGTTGGAAAAGAAGATACAATTCTTTGAGAATGGTCCATAGGTAATGTAGATGTCTCAATCATATAGTTTAACATTTGGTCGTTGGCCAATTTGGCTTTAGATTCATATACTAATTCAGGAATACCATTTTGTTTTCGATATAAATTAATTTTTTTAATAATAAGTTCATTTACCTTTTGACCAAAAGAAAACGAGAATATAAATAAGAATGTTATTAAAAGTATCTTCATGTTGATTGTATTATTTCTACAAATATACACATAAAAATTAAACCAAAAAATTTTATCATATTTTTTTGATTTAAATATTTTTCGTATATTTGTATTATGAAAAACAAACTACCATACGAAGCCACATCAAAAGCAATCCAAGGTTATTCAGAATCAGTGATTGCAAAATCAGAAAATAATGACTGTGTTGTTAGAGCATTTGCATCGGCATTTGACATTCCATATGACAAAGCACATAAGTATGTTGCAGAACAATTTGGTAGAAAACCAAAAAAAGGGACTTATGGGACTGTAAGTAAACTTGTAAGAATGGCTGACAATAGAACGACTGTAAACTACAAAAAAGTTTATCCTGTTGGGGTTAGAAAAAGTTCCACATTGATTAATTCTTTGTCTTATAATGTTACAATCAAAGGAGAAACCAAATTAAGACAAATGACCGTTGGGACTTTCATCAAACAAAACCCAAAAGGAACATTCTTTGTTTTAGTTAGACAACACGCATTTACAATCAAAGATGGTGTTGTTATTGGAAACTTTGAGGATTCGGTTAAAACAAAAAAAATTATGAGGTGTGCTTTCGAGATTAAATAATTTTTTCAACTAATGATATATTTATAATAAAAATATTATTATGAGAAATAGATTAACTGAAAGAGATTTATCACGTATTGTTAGACGTGTAATCAAAGAAGACAAAAACGATAGAAGAGAAATCAATAGCATTCTTGATGATATATTCGCAACTTTTGAATTTTCTGAAAAAGGAAATGACGAAATGATTACATTAGCTAAGTTTATTGTTGAAAAACCAAATGAAGTTGCAAGTTCAATTATGGCAAGACTTAAAAAAGGTTATGGTGCACACGATGAAGATGACACTTTTGGAACTTATACATCAAAAAGAGATGAATTAAGAGACTTAGAAAGTAGATTAGGTTCAAGAATGTAATATTACAATCTAAAATATTTTAGAAACCCATCTTCAAAAAAAGGTGGGTTTTTTATTTTAAAAAAAGTTTAAAAAAGATTTGGTAAATCAAAATAAACTACATATATTTGTATAACAAACAACGGGGGTGAGAAAATGTGATGGTGGTCTCACCCCCACAACAATAGAAAAAAGTTCTTTGATTTAAGATATTGTGATTGTAAGAAAAGGGAAACTCGTAAAGTGCATTAACCTGTTGATACAAGATGGTGAAACGAGAGTGTGTATCAACTACTAATTACAAATAATTGGTGTGGTAGCTCAGTAGGTAGAGCAAAGAGCCCGAAAACTCTTGTGCCGATGGTTCGATTCCATTCCCATACCACAAAAGAATTTACAACGGACAAGGCTTAGGCAAGTGAGTTGAAAATGAGTAGTAGGAGATTTAATCGTTTAGACTACAGAAAGTTTGATACAATAGATTGGTGGGATGCGAGTGGTTGACCAAAATTCTTTTAAATACAAACATAGTTAATTAGCTCAGTTGGTTAGAGCGATTCCCTGATACGGAATAGGTCATTGGTTCGAGTCCAGTATTAACTACAACTAAGGAAGCAATACGAGAGTCCTGAATTGTACACAAAATATCCGTATTGACATCTCGGAAAGACGAGGACATAGTCAGGTGGCGTTATTGGAGTACGCATCGTAAATGAAGATTGCAGGTTCGAATCCTGTCCTGACTACAAAGGGGTAGAATATGAAAAAGGGCTTTTCCTGAAAGACGGCTAGCTAAGCCCGCGTCTACCCTCATTTACGGCCCATTCGTCTAAAAGTAAGGACAGTTGGTTTTCATCCAACAAATCTCGGAGCGTTACCGGGATGGGCTACAAACCTAATCCTTTGTGATAGGCTTTTATCCACTAAGAGATAAATTAAATAGTCAGGTGGCGGAATTGGTTAGACGCTGCTGTGGGGCGACACCACTGTATAAAAATAGCATAAGCTCCTATGATGAAGTACAAATCATAGGGTACAGGTTCAAATCCTGTCCTGACTACAAAAAAATTAAAAGTTATGAAAAAATTTGAAGATTTAGAATTTGATAAATTGTCTGATGAACCATATATGTCAGGTGTTCGTTCTCGAATGATGTTTGAAAACGGATTTGGAGTTAGTGTTGTGTCTCACACATATTCATATGGTGGAAAAGATGGTTTGTTCGAAATTGCAGTTTTAGACAAAGAAGGTAATCTAACATATGAAACTTCTGTTACAAGTGATGTGATTGGTTATTTAAATCCTGAAGAAGTTACAGAAGTTATGGAACAAGTCCAAAAGTTGTAAAAACAGGTCCATTGGTGTAGTGGCTAACATTCATCCCTGTCACGGATGAGCCGCGAGTTCGATTCTCGCATGGACCGCAAAAAAATTATTATATATGAAAAAATATCTTTTTACCTTTTTGGGTCTTTTTATGACCATCATTGGTGTTGTGTGTACTTATTTATTTTTTAAAAATGAATTTTCTTGGATGACCATAATTTATTGTTTGGGTTCAGTTATTTTATTGGGTCCCGCAACTGAAAAATGGACACAGTTTTTCAAAAACCTATTATAATTATTTTGGTCTTATAGCTCAGCAGGTTAGAGCAACGGTCTCATAAACCGTAGGTCTCTGGTTCGAACCCAGGTGGGACCACCACAAATGCTAAAAAAAAGAATGGTTATGAAAGTTTTGACAACTCTTGTAACCACCATTAATATTGTTTTACATATATATAAATAAAAAATTATGTCTATTACCGAAATCATCGCAGCATCGACCCCGTGTCTACTTATTGTTTTTATAATTTACAAATACTTTAAACACAAAGCGTAATTTTTATGATGTTTATTATATTTATTAAAATAAATAAACGTTCAAGAATTTAAAAATGAAACTTACGAAAGAACAAATTTTAGGAATTGTCAGACACGGACTTACTTTTATTGGTGGTATATTAATTACTAAAGGTTTAATTGACGAATCTACCGCAACAGAAATCATTGGTGGTATTATAACATTAGCAGGTACTATTTGGTCCATAATAGAGAAAAACAAATCATAATTTTTTCTAAATTTTTCAATTCATTAAAATGGACGGAATTTATCAATTAATTATTGCCTTCATATCGGGGGTATTGGGTCCCATATTACTTTTATATATCAAACATCTTTTGGATAAACAAAAGACAAAACCTGATATGGTTATGGACACATTACGAGTTAGTGAACTTGTAAATCAAAAAATAGAACATATAAAAGAAGAATTTGGTGCCGATAGAGTATGGGTTTCACAATTCCATAACGGAGGTAATTTTTATCCAACAGGTAGGTCTATGGCTAAGTTTTCAATAGTTTATGAAACTGTTGGACCCAATACAAATTCCGTCCAAACAAATTTTAAAAACATACCTGTAAATCTTTTTTCAAAATCAATTAACGAACTTTACAATAATAACGTAATTGAAGTTCCTGATTTTAAAGATGAGAAAATCGCAACGTTTGGTTTAAAATATGTTGCTGAGGAATCTAACTGTAAATCTTCTTATTTATTTGCCATTAAAACAATAGAAGAAAAATTCATTGGGGTTCTCTCTGTCGACTTTACCAAAAGAAAAACCAGATTGGACATTGAATCAATTAACCATTTACAAAATCACGCAACCGCAATAGGTGGAGTTCTGATGACGTATCTTCAACAATGATTAATTCTATATTTGAAAATATTATTGTTAATAAGTTAAAAAAAAACTTAATTAAGGAAGGTAAACTTGATATAGTTGTTAATGAAATATATCGAGATGTAATTTATCATTTCAAACAAGAAGAAAATTTTACTAAAAACTATTATGTAGAAAGAGGTGATGATTACGCCGAATTTGATGTGGTGTGTAAATTCATTTATGATGAAGATTTTAATCATCCATTTTCAATAAGTGCAGACGCTGAATTTGATATTATAGAAATTGAGATTACATATAGACCTCAAGACTTCCCTAAAGTAATGGTTGATTTTACAGCCGAATTAAAAGAAACATTAGTACATGAAGTGGAACATATCGGTCAAGATAATTTTGAGGATATGTACTACCCAAGTACTGAATACACCAACAACTTTGAATACCTGACAAACCCACATGAAATACCTGCATATGTAAAAGGGTTAATTTCAAGAGCAAGATTCAAAAGAGTATCACTCGATGATGCCATGGAAGAATGGTTCAGAGAAAATATTTTAAAATTTGACAATCCAAAAAAAGAATGGCCGAAAGTCAAAAAGATTTGGTTGGGATATGCCAATCAAATGAGAGGTAAAAACAAAGTAAAAAAATTCAAATAAAGTTTGATTCTATGGTATTGTTTTTTTATTTTTGACATAAATAAACAATTAAACAAATGAAAAGACTTTTTAAAAAAATCCACATCAAGTATCTAAAATTTATGAGAGATGGGTTAAATCAAAAAAAACCTGATGACTTAACTTCCTATGAACAAAAGGCTATGTCAATATTTAGAAAAATGTTAAGACATAAAGAATCTAAATTTACAATTGCTCCTTTATCTGGTAAAAAATATATTGTAAATCAAGAATTAGGTATATTCATTATGATTGAAGATTCTTTTTTAGAAATAACAAACCATATTTACCACTATGAAATAAAATTACAATATAGTAGCTCAACTAAATTGCACAAATTATTCAACACAAGAGTTGAAGAAGATGCCATTTCATACGAAAAAGAAATTAAATCTAATATTAAAATGTCCTTGGATACTATATTAACAAAAGTCTCAACAAAATAATGAGAGAGAATGAAATTTATTCAAGATTGATTGTTGTCACATCACAAATGAGAGTTCATAGTTTTTTAGGATTTATGTGTCTTGTTTTATTTATTGTGGAACAAGTTATGCTTTTTCTAAATTTTATTAACTTTAATTTTTTATATATTTTAACATCGTCTTCTTTTACTTTGGGATTTTTTGAAAATAAAAAACTATTTGAAAATTATGTAGAAGAATACGACAACCTACAAGAAGAACTAAAAGAATTATTTAACAAAAAATGAAAAAGTTAATTTACCTACTACCTTTATTTTTATTATTTTCTTGTGTCGAGGAAGATTTTAAATACAAAATAAAAGGAAAAATTTATTTACCAACATCAGGAACCAATCCTATGCATGATGCTATTTGGTATGCGGATTCCATATATTATAGAGAAGACACCTTAATTTATAAAAATAGTGATGGGAGCGAAACCAAAATAAATCCACCATATAAAGTTTATAAATTGAAATAAACAAAAACAAATGAAAACATATGAACAATTACCAATACCAAAAGATTCTGATTGGGATAGAAATACTTTATTAAGTAAATTACATTGGAGAATAAGATATTTTTTTACCGGTGTGAAAAACATTTTTAAATGGATGCCAACTATCTACCACGATAGAGATTGGGACGGCGACTTCATTTTAAAAATATTACAAAAGAAAATAGAGTTTCAAAGAAAAGAACTTGTAAGTGCTAATAGACATATGAATATCGATAGAGATAATAGAGATATGACTTTGGCTCTTAACTTACTTGAAAGAGTTAGAGAAGAACATTATCAATTAGAATGTATGGATTACTGGAACGATGATATAAGTTTTGAGGATGTCCCAAATAAACCTGATTCAAAATCTATTGAAATTAAAACAACTGATGAAAGATTTGACAATTATCTAAATAAATATCCTTCTTCAGTTCGCGTGGTTATTAAAAAACACGGAGTTATTGAAGATAAAAAAACTTTATGTTTAGAAGTATCTTACTATAATCATAATAAAGCAAATAAACTTCTTTTCCGAATTTTAGAGGAAAGATTACCCTATTGGTGGGATTAAAAAAAAAGTATATGGAAGACAAAAGAATTTTACATGGACAGTTGATGTCTGAACACAGACGACTAACTAACGAAATTGCCGACATAAGAGCGGATGGTTTTGAACTAAACGAGGAACAAAAAAGAACAATACAAGAATTGGAGTTCAAGTTAAAAAAAATTGCTGAAAAATTATATACCTTATATCAATAAATTAAAACCGTGAAAAATCCATCAGGAAAAAAATTAGAGAAACTTGTTTTTGGAATGTTTGACCAAATGATTGAAGGTGCAGACAAGTATGTTACAGAACAAGGTTCAACTTGGTTGATATTCACCAAAGAAAAAAAATGGGTGGTTGAATTTACAAACGATAAAACCTTATGGTTCAACTATAACCTATTTAAAAGTGAGTTGGAACTAATCGGTAAGGATTGCACTGAAGAAAGAGATTTTATTAAGAACTGGTTTGAATCAAGATTTTTGGGTATTAAACCTGTTGAAGACACCATCCAAAATGGGGTGAAGGACACCCAATGTGATGAACGCAGCTACCCAAAATGGGTTGAAGACACCATTCAAAATGGGGTAAGACACACCGGCTGTTCCAAAGTCAATCATTCAACGACCGTTGAAGACACCATTCAAAATGGTGTAAGACACACCGATTATTTCAATTATTCTAGTGACTTGGTTATTGAAGACACCATTCAAAATGGGGTGAAAGAAACAACACCTAGTGGTTATTTGGGTTCAATAGAGATGAAAGGTAAAATAGTTCATCAAATTGAATCTCCAAAACAAAATAATGAGGTTGAAGACGCTATTCAAAATGGGGTTAAGGACACCCACTTCAATTTCCAGAGTGGTTTGATACAAGTTGAAGATGTCATTCAAAATGGGGTAAGACACACCAACCTTTCGGTAAAGGTGAAAGCGAACCAGGTTGAAGACACCATTCAAAATGGGGTAAGACAAACCAGTAAAAGACTTCAAAAACCGTTTCGGTCAATTAAAGATGCCATTCAAAATGGGGTAAAAGAGACCCGTTTTCAAAAGAGTAGTAATCTTTACCGTATTGAAGATACTAGAACACTATGGGGAAAAAGTGGTGACGAAGGAGTCGTTGAATACATCATTCAAGAGGGGGTTAAAGATATTATTGAAGACTCTTATCCACATAAACATAGAGTTGAAGGTGTAATTAAAAATACAGTTAAAGATGGGATTTGATAAAAAAATATTAGAGCTAAGTAGAACAATTTACCAAACATCTATCATGTGTCATAACGCTAAAGGTAACCCAACTAAGCAGATTGACAAGATAAGAGGGATGATTCGTGAGTTCATCAGAACAGAAGTTGTTCCTTATGAGTTGACAAATTCAGAAAAATTAACTTTTATTTTAAAAAACGAATTAATAATCACAGAGGCTGTTGGTAAAGGTCATAAAGCAAGTGACGGAGATGAATTTCAAAAGACAAGAGAAAAAATAAAAAAATATAGAAAAGAATTAAACATATTATGAGCGAAGATAGAGTACCTTATTTAAGGGAGGACATGAATGAAGACGAACAAAGACTTTGGGACAATACCTTAATGGATGGACTTCATGAGGTTGAAGGATACGAAACAATTCAAAAAATTAGAAATTACTACAATCGTCTTCACGACATTGACGGTAGACCACCATCCAAACAGGATTTTAATGAGTACCTTGATATATTAGAAAAAAATTTATAACTTTGTTATTATGGGAAAAATAATAATAGAATTTGATTCGGTAGAAGAATCACAAGATGCAAGAGATGCTCTTGACGGTTATAAGTGGAAACTAGCAATGTGGGACTTGGACCAAAAATTGAGAACCACAACCAAACATGGTTTTAAGTTTTATTCAAATGAAGAAGCATCTTCTGAAGAAATAGAAATATGTCAAAAAATTAGAGATGAAATAAGAGAAACACTTACTTCATATAATTTAAATATTGAAAGTTAAAAATGGAAAATAATTAAAGAACAATGACATTTGATACTTTAAAAGTAGGTGACAGAGTTAAAACTAGATACAGTGGTTGGGCTACAGTAACTCAAGTGGGTTGTTATAATGGAAAAATGATTAAGCTTAATTGTGATGAAAGAAAGTGGTGTTGTCCTTTCTTTTATGAAAGTGAATTAGATTTAAAACAAAAAGAAGATGAACAAACTAGATAAACAATACCAAGATTTACTCCAAACTATTTTAGATTACGGAGTTGAAAAGAAAGACCGAACTGGTACAGGAACCAAAAGTATTTTTGGTTATACCATTCGTCATAACATGAAAGATGGATTTCCAGTTCTTACAACCAAGAAGATGGCTTGGAAAACTATGGTGACTGAGTTATTATGGTTCCTTCGTGGTGACACAAACATTAAGTTCCTCGTTGATAATGGTTGTCATATTTGGGATGGTGATGCGTTCAAAAACTTTATGAATACGAGCGAAGGTGACCCTGATTTAATTTGGAACCAGGAACAATTCATTAACATGATTAAGACCGATGATGAGTTTGCCAAGCAGTGGGGTTCACTCGGGCCGGTGTATGGAAAACAATGGAGAAGTTGGAGTGCTGGTGCTTTAGAGGATAAACATGGATTGGGAAATATAGACCAAATCCAAAACCTAATTCGTGACCTTAAAACAAATCCGGACTCAAGACGATTAATGGTAAATGCTTGGAATGTTGGAGAATTGGACCAAATGACTCTTCCACCTTGTCATTATGGATTTCAATGTTATGTCAGAGAGGGTAAATATCTTTCTTTAATGTGGAATCAACGTTCAGTAGATACGTTCTTAGGTTTACCATTTAACATTGCGTCTTACGGATTATTACTTACAATCTTAGCAAAAGAAGTGAATATGATTCCTGACCAATTGATTGGAAACTTGGGTGATACTCACTTATACTTAAATCATATTGAACAAGCAAAAGAACAGATTGGTAGAGAACCATTTGAATTACCAACATTAAATCAGTTCCCAACTTATGAAGGGTCAAGACCAAGTATTGAATCTTATGTTGTAAGTGATTTCACATTAAAAGATTATCAATCTCACCCATCTATTAAAGCACTATTATCAAATTAAAATTATGAATAGAGACACATCGTGGGATGACCCACAATTATCAGACGGAGACTTTCCGTCAAATCAACCTAAGTTCAAAGTAGGTGATAAAGCAGTTAAAGTTAAAGGATATAAGTTTCCATGTACAATCGTATCAGTATTTCAAACCGTAGAAGGAAATACCAGAGTCGTTGGTGAAATGGATGAATATGGACTTCTTCACATCTTTAACGAAGACCAATTAGAAAAAGCAAATTAAAAATAAAAAACTCAGAGCAATAAATATAATTTATGAAATTATTGAAATATATTTTACTTTGGGTTTCGTCTAACTTATCAATACCATTTTGGGTTGTTGGTCACGTTCATTTAACAATGAATGTATATAAAGATATTCATGAATTAATTGCATCTGTGGGTATGAATGTAATTGTGGCTATTGGGTTTTGGATAAGTTGGGTCGACTATAAAAATGAAAATAAAAAATAAAAATGGAACAAGAAAAAAAAACTATAAAAAGAGCAGTTAATCCAACAAAAAACAAACAAAAAACGGATTATAAAAAAGTTAAAGACCAAGAAATAAATGATTGGGTATTAAGACAAGGTGAAGTTACACAAACAGTAATCAAATATCCAAAACAAGTTGGTTATTACAAAGTTGGTAAAAGTTTTCACATTTTTTTTGAAAAAAAACCAAATATAATTCACCGTTATTTTTCTAAATTACTTTTAGGTTGGACTTGGATTAATAACTAATAAAAAACCCCTCCGTTAAGAGGGGTTTCGTGTTTTACTTAAGTAAATTGTAGTATTCTTTAAAGTGTTTTATTCGGTCAGATAAACCTAATGTTCCACCATTTACTCTTTTTGTTACTGATGTGATTGTTGCATCATCAGCTCCTCTGTCACAAATTGCCCATAGTTTGTTTGAATCAAAGAAGAAGGCTGCAGATGCCAAAGGATATTTAGTTGCCACTAAATCAGGGTTTGAGACACAATCCTCACCAATAAATTGTGTGAACTTTGTATAGTTTGCTTTTCCTGTTAATTGGATATATCCTCTACCTCTAAACTTATAACCTTCTTTTGATGCTTCATCACCATTACCCATTCTATTACCATAAACACGAGATGCAATCTTCTCGGGTTGTTTTGCGTAAGACTCGTTAAGATTACCAGGAAAGTACTTACCAAAGATTTTTTTCAAACCATCCGCTGAGTAATTTAAGTTTTCACTCACAGCCTTAAACCCACCTGACTCATGACCACATTGTGATAGAAAATGTGCAAGTCTCAAGTTGTTTGTAATGTTGAATTTAGCGGCAGTGTCAGGTATTTGTACCAACACTGCGTCAGGAATATGACCCTTCAACTTTTCAATGTTTAACGGTCCTCCTGAAGGTATAACCACATCTTCTTTAACTACAGTTGCTGCGGGAGCTGACTTACCAAATAGTTTAGCCCAAGTGGCATCACCTACAATACCATCATCTTTTAATCCATTTGCTTTTTGCCAGGCTTTAACAGCCGCTTCAGTTTTAGGTCCGAAGGTTCCAATTGCCTCAACACCTAGTTTTTCTTGGAGTTTTTTTACGTCATCTCCTTTTGACCCATTTTTTAGTATCATAATAATTAATTTTCCTATAAATACTATTTTAAAAATTAAAGTAAATAAAAAAATCAAAAAAAAATTGAATTATACCCTATTTGAAAATACTTATTAAAAAAAGGAAAATTATGAAATACACAAGAGAACAGGTTGAATCTACCTTAAAAAACAAAGGTTACGTTTATTTTGAAGACAAAAATAACAAAGGTTATGATGTCAATATTATTGGTATTAGAAATTCTGATACTGGTCAAAAAGTTACAAATGCATTTGACGACTTACTAACAATGAGTTATAAAGATGAAACGGGAGCATGGAAATATCATGAGTGGCCAGCAACAACCGACCCAGGTAAAAAAGGAGTTTTAGAATACCATAACGTTAAAGGAGTTGCAAGATTGGTTGAAGGACAATACAGAGGTTCTCACGGAATTGGACTCCACCAAGGTAAGTATGAGGCATTGAAACAAGCAAAAAATGTTAAAGTTTATCGTGACGCAAATAAAGACTTAAGTTATGATGAAAACAAAGTAGATGAAGGTCTATTTGGTATTAACATTCACAAGGCTGGCGCTGACTCAACTTATGTTGAAAATTGGTCAGAAGGATGTCAAGTGTTTAAAAGAAGTGCGGACTTTGAAGAATTTATGAAAATTTGTAGAAAGGCTCGTGAAAAACATGGAAACTCTTTTACTTACACATTAATTGAAAGTTCTGACATAAAATAAAAATTTTAAAATACTTTAATGAAAACTATCTATTACCTAACCTTATTACTTTTATTTTTACCATTTATTGGATATACACAAGTACCAGTGGCACCATCAAACGGATTGTGGGGAATTATTGCTTCACAGTATCAAGTTGGAACAACAACACAAGGTACAACGGACGCAAAGATTACTTTACAAAATACAACTCTAACAAAATTTGCGGGAGTTCAGTTTAGAGTATTCTATGATAATGTTGCTTTTACAAATGCAACTGTTTCATTAATCGGACCATCTGCGAACTTAGACCTTCAGTATATTACAAATACCGCAAATGGTTATATCACAATTACTTTAGTTTATACAGGGCCAAGTGCAACGTATACAATACCAAACGGTGAAAGATTTCTTATCACCTTTGTTCATGCTCCGGCCGCAACATTCAATAACTTGGCGTCTATCTCTAACTTAACTTGGACAGGACCACAAACTTTTACACCATATGCTGCAAAACAAGACGGTATGGACACAACATTAAGTGTTCATAACTATGGTGGTGTATTTACTCCTGTGAACTTTGCATTTCACGGAACGTTTACAAACGTTACGGGGTCACCGGCTAAATATTTAAATTTAGCATTACAAAGAAGACCATTCGGTGGAAACACTTGGACACAACATTCTTCTTATGTTACAGACATAAACGGCGACTTTAATATCTCAGTACCGTTAGATACAACATATTGGGATGTAAGACTTGCAATTCAAGGAGACACTATGGGTGTTGGTAATATTATATCTTCAACGGATGCTCAGTTAATCAATCAGTGGGTTTTAGGAAATGGAACTATGACTGGATTTGATTACTTCACAGCAGACGTGAATGGTTCTAATAATACAACTATATCTGACGTGTGGGGTGTGTTCGGTAGAGTATCAGGTAGATTTACACAATGGCCTAACAATACAAAAGATGTTAAATTCTTTACCACATCTGAATTTGCAACTATCAATGGGTCTAACACCAACTACACATCCACAATCCCCGGTGTGACTAACTTTACATTTGATATTTTACCAGGTCAACCTGACTCTGTAGTATATTATGTAATGGTTCCTGGAGATGCCAACGGTACAGGTTATAACATGGCTCGTGTAACACCAATTGAAGTATTGGTTGGACCAATACCAGGATTGGAATCACAAATCTATAATGTAATCGACACAAAAGTTGAATACGATTTTCCAACATCAACAATTGAAGTAAATGTTCCTCACATAACAGTTGAAGCAGGAAACTTGGTTGAATTACCGGTTAAGGTTTTCACTAACGGTGAAGAGTTGTCATCACTTCAGTTCGGTTTAAAATACAATTCAGAACTATTAGAATTTAAAGGTATATATTCTACATCTAATGCGATGGAATGGATTACATATGTCAATCCTAATAACAATCAAGTTGATTGGGGTGGATTTGACATAACAAACGGAGAACAAACATTAAAAAATGGTGATGAGGTTGTTAAATTACAATTTATAGCAAAACAACCACAAAACCTTTGGGAAGAAAGTCCTCTTTATACTTCTTTAAAATTCGCAGGAAATGTTCAATCAAAAGATTTAACAGTAACTCCAACAAACGGAATCCTTCAAGTATTAAAAAGTAATATGGGTCAAGTAATTGGAAACACTATTTCAGTAAAACCCAATCCTGT